CTGGTAGCCCGTGTTGGTGGCCGCTGACCGGTAGCCCGTGTTGGTGGCCGCTGACTGGTTGCCCGTGTTGGTGGCCGCTGACTGGTCGCCCGTGTTGGTGGCCGCTGACCGGTAGCCCGTGTTGGTGGCCGCTGACTGGTTGCCCGTGTTGGTGGCCGCTGACTGGTCGCCCGTGTTGGTGGCCGCTGACCAGTTGCCCGTGTTGGTGGCCGCTGACTGGTAGCCCGTGTTGGTAGCCGCTGACTGGTTGCCCGTGTTGCTTTCCCTTGTGTTATTCCTGTCTACCTTCTCGTTGATAAACTCAACTGCTGCTTTGATTAGTCCGGGCAATTCTATTTCAGCCTTGACTGATATTTTTGTTCCGCAAACCTTCGAATCGCCTTGTCTTTCACCGGTATCTCCATCGATATCAACCTCGGCGAACCTGCTATCTGCTGGGTTATAATACCCAAACACGTCCAGCGGAAACTCGCATGCGTGGAACCCGTGATCGCACAGCTTGGCGCTTTTCTCCTCGTAGCTCTTGCCGACTTCAAACTGGAAGTCACGGCACTTCATGTCCTTATTAAAACCCTTGAATGCCTTAATCATCGTTTGCATCTCCTTGATAACTCCATTGTAAAGCTATTTTATATTATTTGTAAAGCGTTTTCTTGCCAGTTTTGAACGATTTTTACCTAAAAAAGAAAGCCGGTTTGCGGCTGTTTTTCAGCTATTTTTAACGGCTCAATTACTGTTTTCTTTGTTTCAATATCTACGTTTTCGCGCAAAATGTAACCGGATAGGATTCCTTTAGATTTAATGAAAGCATCGCATTCTATCCGCGTTCCTGTTTTGACCACGGATTCTGAAAGGCAGTCATATACCTCATACACTTTGCACCTCGATTAGAACCGCTTCAGCTTCTTTTCTGGTTTTGACTATGTTGCTACGGTCGCCAATAAACCCGTTTTTGAGTAGTACCGAAAGACACCTGTTATAGACTTCCTTCGCTGCGTCGTTCCATTCTATCCCGGCTATCTGGCAATACTTAGCCATTATGTTATATTGTGGAACGAACGGCTTGCCGATCTCTACGCCGTAGTAAAACATACGGATAAAATCATCGGTATCGAATACGTGTTTCTTTTCAATCTCGACTATTTGCGCGGCTTTCTTTTTGAACATATCATTTTCAATACTGGTAACGACGATCATCTGCAAGCCTAAAAAGATAAGTCCAAAAACTATTAGCGGTATGTACCTGCTTTCTCGATATGCGCATGGTATCGCGTCGAACACCGCTTGCGCCGTGATATTCGATTCTGTCTTTTCAGACCGCTTCAATTCTTCAATCATGGCTTTGCGTTCTTTCTGGTTTTCTTCTTTCGCGGCTGTCTCTGTTTTTATTTGCGCGTTTATCTCTTCCAGTGTTTCGCGCTTCATTGCCTTTTCATATTGTCCGCGAAGGATTGAAAGTGTTTCGTCATTCCTTGCTATTGCGGTATCGTAGTTTTTCACTTCCTGATTCTCATATACATTGACCGCTTTTTTCTGGCTCTGTATTTTTGTAGTTTCAAGCGCGAAAGAGTAATCAAAAAAGAATACTACCGAAACAAACACAATCCACGGTATAACCTGTCCTTTGCTCCACGCCCTAAAAACGAACAGAACACACATGATACCGATAGAAACAAAAGCAACCGCAGTCACGATATCAGGCGATAGGGAAAGAAAGCAAATAAAGTTGATAACAATATCGACCACAAGGGCAACGATAAGACCACCGGTATCGATTACTGACTCAAGCCGTTTCGGTATTCGCATTTTTGTTTACTCCTTGATTGCAATTTCAAGCACATCGCGCTTGTCAAAGCTATTATTGCCGTTATCTATAATGACTTGTGAATATCTCGTATCATGAAGAATATAATAACGCGGAAACATCCACCCTCTACGAGGGTCATAATCGCAACGCTTTAATACGCATACCGTCTTGCCTTTATTTTTTATTATATTTTCTTTTGTTATTGAAAACGGTTTATAACCTTTCTGTTCATTTTCATAATCGAAATATGCCATTTTTCACACTCCCCACATTGCCCGTCTTTGGTATTTTTCAGGATGCTTCTTTTTCCGTTTCTGTTCGAGTTTATACTCTACACAAGCGCGGATTAATTCTGTCATTTTGTTTTCAGGTATCCAGATAGTTTCCGTCATGTCTATTATCTGTACGCAGTCACTACGTATTTTAATGCGCATGGTTTCACTCCTTCAATAATTGATCGCGGATTTTGTCGGCGAGTTCTTCGCGCTTAATCGGATTAAAAGTTACCTGAACCAAATCATTGCACTTTCCCGCATGAGTCGTTACACGGTTTAGAATATGGTCTATCACGCAAGCACCGTACTTTTTACGCATTGCAACGGTATCCGCTATTACGTGCGCGGTCTGAAAACTGTTTATATCTACCGGCTCACCGCAATGCTGGCAGATACCGCCGTCTCTATTGTAGATTTCAAGGCGCTGTTCGTATAGGTCGAGTTTTGAACGGTCGGTCATTTATTTTTTTTGCACTCAGCGCACTTACGGGCATGATAAGCATCTGAAAAAACGCGTATTGCATTTTTACTATATTCTTCATCTAATTCAACATAACAATCGGTTTTTCCATCAATATCAGATTTTTCAAATCCCACGCTTGCTTCTTCTGCTATGCATTGAACTAATGTGTCGATATCAATATCCGTTTGATTGTCTTTATCAATACCATTCGACTCAATACAATCATGCCATGCAAGCATGAATATTTTTCGGATAGTTTCATCTGCATCATGCACAAATCCCCTAGATTCCATTGCGCATATACATTTTACTGTTTGTTCTTTTGACAGTTCATTTGCGTTCTTTTCCATCGCCTCGTTTCTCCTTTTCATCTTTCTTGTCTATCACTAAATCAAGTTTCAACTGTTCTTTATCACGCATATAGCACGTATGCCCTGCTTGACGCTTTACTGACTCGATTGCCTTGATGGGACGGCCGCAGAATTGGCAGATCAAAATACTACCTTGAGCCGTTCAAACTCTTCTTTAATCACTCCTGCGCCTTCTTGCGTTCGCTTGAAGTTTCCGCGTGATATTGCGGATAGCGCGACGAGCATTAGATAACAATCTACTTCATCTGTAGTCGATAATTCCATATCATATTTTTCAATGACTGCATTTATATACTCGCGCTTTTCTGACACGCTATTCTTTTTCAGCTTTATTCCGGTTAAAGATTTCCACGTAGCCGGAGTCATTTCGATAATAGGTATTGAGTAGGAAGAAAAGCAAGAGCGTATAATTCCACCAATCTCGGCTGCTACCGTTACAGATCTAGAAGACGCGCCGAAAGCGTATCCCTCTACAATCAGCATATCCCAATCGCGTTCCTTCGCGAGATTGGCAAAGTGCTTAATGTACCATCCAAGAACTTTTAACCGTTCCTCTTTCCGCTGTATCGCATACGTTGATATTTTACCATCGCGACACACAAGCACACCGGTAGACCTCAACGATGGATCGACAATAATGAAGTTTAGATTTTCCGGCGGCTTGATTATCATTACGGTTAGTCCTCTTCCGGCTCTGGAACGGCATCGCCAAGCGCAAGCTGTCCGTTGTCGTCTTCACCGCCCTTGTTTTCGGAAATACCGACCGTGATGACGCATACCTTTTTCAATCCCTTCGCGAGTTCAGCGATAATATCGGGATCGGAAAGAGTCGCCGAAAACTTCCACCCACCGCCATTGGACTTGATCGAATTGACCGAATCAATGGTGCCAACACACTGCACGGTATTCGTTACCTGAATACCGCTTACGTCCTGTTTAGCCATAAACACCCCTTAATATTTTTTCATCCGCTTACCGGCGCGAATGTTTGCCGCCATCTCTTCCATAACCTTCGACATATATACTGATATACTCATCGGTCGATTGGTTTCTCCATTATGTTGCTTGCGCAATTCCTCACGAACGGTTTTATACGTCGACCCGGATATCGCTATATTTCCGATTACTACTTTTTCATCATCGGTTATTTCCTCTTTCGCGCTTCGTCTCAATACGTCCTCCTTTTTATATTTAATTATAAATCGTTATTATTATTTTGTATAGCCTAACTTTCACTTTCTGCGTATTATTTTTACTATTTCAGCGCGTTCTATCCCGCGTTCACTTCGCAAGCATTTCAATTCTTCCCCGCATTCACAATGCAGCAACTTCACGCCTTCGCATTTCGTCCCGCTTTCCTTGTACTTGAACTCCACAATTACCGCGTCTTCATTTGATTGGATCATAAGCCCCTTCCATTGTTTTGTTTTTCTATCAATGCATATACGTCATGCCGGATTGTTCTGATATCGATTATTACCCATGATGAAATTATCCTGATAAGTTTTTCGCCTAATTCATTTGCTTGCTTTTCCGTTAATTCCAGCCGTTTATTGTTTTTAACTATTGCACGTATTTCCCTATCGTACTTTTCAAAACTCTTATCACTTATCATTGCAAGTTCATCGGGATACATGGTAAGGATAGCGCCGACTAGATCCTCTGTATTGTAATACTGCGATTCGCTTGGCCGCTTCAAAACAAGTTCAACGCTGTTTGCGCGTTCGCCGGAAACATAGCCGCCGTTTTTTGCAATGAATCTACTCATGCTATTTGTCCTTATACGTCGCAATATTCGGATAGAAGTATAGCTCTGATTCTCCTATCCTTCCATCACGATTTTTCTCGACTATGAACTTTGTCATTATGCCTTGTCCATCGTCTACTATCTCGCGTTCGCGGTGAAGGAATGCCACAACGTCCGCGTCTTGCTCTGATGCTCCAGTCTCGCGCAAGTCATTCAATCGCGGACGCTTACCCTCTGCGTCTCTAGTTAACTGGAATAAAACTATTATAGGGATTTTCAAGTCCTTTCGCAAATTAGCAAGCAAGAACATTTTTTCTTTGGCCTTTTCCTGTTCGCTGTAAAGTTTTGAACGATTAGTAACGCGAGAAAAATGGTCAATGTAAATCTGATTCACACCTTCGCATCTAACAAGATACATTGCTCTTGCGCATATATCATGTATCTCATAGGTATGATCGTCAATAACGATAGGAAGCTCTGCGATGTCTCCCATAGCATTACAGATTGCCGTCTGCCCTACAAGGTCTTTAACCCATCCACCTTTTATACGTTCAGCATTTATTCCGCTCATCGATGCTACCATTCGATAGCCAATACTATCCTCTGACATTTCGCAGGAAAAGAAAGCGACTTTGTTTTTTTTCTTTGCCTGATCGATTATGAGGCTTGTACATAGTGCGGTTTTTCCTATACTTGGCCTTGCACCGATAATAACAAGCTCATTCTTGATACCGTGAAGTATTGAATTGATTGCATTAAAACAAGTCGACGAACCTATTTCTATACCGCCATTTTTATAGTTCTTTTCAAATTGATCGCAACACTTCACCATGATGTCTTTTATCTGTGTAGTCGTTCGCCCACCAGCACTACGGTTTTGAAGTTGAACCAATTCACCAGTAGCGTTTATGAGTTCATCACTGACAAGACCCGGAGGTGCATCTGCAATCTTTTGCGTTATTATTGCTGCCTTGCGTTTCTGTGAATATGACAAAACGGTTTTTGCGTATGTTTCTGCGTTTCGACCATTCCCTACGGTATCGGTTAATGTCGCTATCTTTGCAGAATATTCATTACCGTAAATCGGCGCGAACTCACTATGCAAGATTGCTATATCGACGCGTTTTCCTTCTCCGTAAATCTTGCATATCATTTTGTATAGTTTGCCGTTTATGTCATTATAAAAATCATCACCGGTAATTATGTTCTGAATATCCGGTATAGATGAATTATTATAAAGCATCGACCCTAACAGTTTCTCTTCATCGTCTTCGCTGATATAAGCCATTATTTCTTTCTCCTGTAGTCTTCACCATTCATCGTTATCATAATACCGTTTTCGTTTAACCGGCTCATTACGTCCGGCGTAACGTAATTATCAATACACCTATCACAACCGCCGTGTTCACATTTTGCGCGTGGGTGATTGTTTGAAATAAGTATTGTCGGCAATAATTCCGCATGTCGATAATCTATTATCGCACTAAACCAGTTCATTTCAGCGCCGCTTCCTTTCGTTCTTCCTATCTCATCGATTACCAAACAGGGAACGCGCTGTAATTCTGTTATAATGTCGTATTCGGTTTCAGTCGCTTTAGGCGTATACGTTGCCCTGATCCGTGTTGACATATCAAAAGCAGTACAGATATAGCCTCCTAACTTCTTAATACACGCGACGGCTATATGCGTTTTACCAACGCCGTTCTTGCCAAGCATTACCAGCTTTCTCAATTCACCGTTTATAATTTGCTCTGCCAGTACCTTAACCTTTTTCTGTTCTTCAGTATCTGCAATAAAGTTTTCAAGAGTTGCGTCAAAATACATTCTGCGAATATTCATATCTTGATATTTTCGCTCAATGTTTTGCTTTGCTATTCTTACTTCTATTTCTTCGTAATCGTCTTTCACGGTCAAGCCTCCTGCATTGAAAACGCACATTCCGGCGCGGAGACGGAACTGGTTTTCTTAGGATAAGAGTTTTGAGAAGAATATATACCGGTCTTTTTACTATCATTGCTTATCCAATGTCTAATAGCAAGATTGTGATTTTTATACTTATATCCTTTTAATTCGATTCCTTCATCTAATTTTTTTATATACTCTTTTGTTTTGTTTTCTCCTAAATCTAATATCAATTTTTCATATTGGGGTTTAGTAAGTAATACGTGTTTATATTCACCATATTTATTTTTTTCTTCCTGTTGTGTGTTGTTTACTTTGTTATAAGTATTTAGTGTAGTATCAGTATTTAGTAGTTGCGTATTAGCCGAAATCGGTTTTTCAGTTAACTGATTAGCCGAAATCGGTTTTTCAGTGATTCGGCTTGACTCGTAAACAAGCCATTTTGTCCCCTTTATTACCCCTTGTTCCCTGATAAATTCTTTATGTATATAACCGGTTTTAACTAATTCAGCCCATGCCGTATCCAATGAATCACGACCCTCTACAAAATGTGTGTATATTTCTTCTTTGCGCACTATCCAGTCTTTAGGAAGTGTCATTAGATAAAAATATATACCCTTTGCTCTCGCTGATAAATCTGATCTCCGTGGCACCTCATTAGCTACGATGGTAAAGTTTTCTGTTTTATCCGCAATCTTGATAATTGTTTCACTCATAATCATAATCCTCTTCTTTTATTTTGGTGTATAATATTTCAGGTGCTTTTCGGCATTGCTGAAGTTTTATTATTGAACGGTCAATCATAATTGAAAAGCATTCTTTTGCGTTCTGTTCGCAGTTATGAAATACTTCAGTTCCACTAAATCGCATAGCCGGATAATCATTTTGCAATAAATAGCGTTCCCGTTGCTTATCATACATAACCTGTTCTTTAGTCTTTTCGTGCCATTCATGTCCATCTATCTCGATAGCAACGTAGTTTTCTTCAACATAAGGATTATCGAAGTAGATAATAAAATCAACTTTATATCTGCCTATTTTGAATTGCGGCCTTATTCCAATAATGAAATCTATAAAGCCGTAAGCAGTTTTTATCCTCGCTTGTCCGCGCATCCAGTCTTTTGTTGATTCATCATAAGAATATGACACGACTGCCTTTCCGCATTCTGAAACGATTTCAGTTTCTTTTTCCATGAGTCTTTTCAACTCATCGTAAAACATTGTTTCAATTTCGTTCATAAAACCACCTTAAAAAACGAAAAGCCTTCTTTGCATCCCCCCGGCTGACTAGGCCGTAATCGGTGTAGTGGCACCGATCGGAGATACAAAAAAGGCTCTTTTATTATCGTCTCCACTAAGACACGATGTCAACGGGTAGTCAAACCGCTGACTCCACTATTCTAGCACCTGTAACTGCATTTGTACAGTGTTTTCCCGTAAAAACCTTTCAAGTGCAATCGCTGCTATATTGCAGAACCATGTTGACCGTTTCTTGCTAGTACCTTCGCAAATACAAAAGCCTTGATGGTCGATCTGTAGGAAGGCGTTATACTTGCCGTTGCATTGAGTAACGCGGGTATACTTTTGCTGGATTTGTTTAGCGGTTATGCAAATAGATCCCCAATCGGGTTAAACTGTCTTTCCCATACGTCATGAAATGAAGGTGATTCCATATCACTAACGAGATCAGCGGCGTGTTTCGCTCCTTCAAGGCCGCATCGTTGCGCGATACAAACGCCGTTCTTTACCGTGTCCCATTGCTCAGGAAGAACATGGTATATTTTGCATCCTGCGTGATCGATAGGCGGCTGGCAATTCCTTATATATTCTTGCGGTTCATAAGATTTTGCCCAAGGGTTTTTATAACGGTATTCCATATCTTTATACCTTTGCCTCATCTAATTCTATTTGCCTATTCTTTTTTTCTTTTGCTGTTTCTTCAAACACAAAATAAGGGCTTGAGTACGTCAACACTTTTTCATTTGCAGCCTTGAAAAAATCTTTTTTAATTTCAAAACCATAACCGCGCCTGTTAAGATTTTTAGCCGCTAATAATGTAACCGCGCTACCGGCGCAAGGGTCTATTATAACGTCATCTGGATCAGTAAAAATCTCGATAAGTCTTTCCATGAGTGCAAGCGGTTTTTGTGTAGGATGTATTTTCGGGGTATCGGTATCCTTTGCCCAGTCTTGGCAATTAAATACCATCGAACCTTTATTATTAAACTTAGGCAATTTTTCCCGGTAAAACAATAAAGCATATTCGCAGTTACCGACTACACGCATATTTGCTTTTAGCACCTGAGCGGAAAAGTTTTTCCTGAAAACAAGATTGATATAATTATTAAGGCCGTGTTTTTTTGCTTCTTCAATCAACATGAATTGCTGTTCAAACGAACAAAACACGATCATGCACGGGGCTTTCCCGCGCTCTTTTGGTTCGTTAACGAGCATCTTGCTACAAAAGTGAAGAAACTCTGGAACGCGAAAATCCTTATCAGTATCGAAAAATGTTTTTCCTGCCAATTCGCTTTGTCCGTTTTCATTGTCTCCATCTATGTACCATTGCGGATTTGATCCATAGGCATTAACACCTACGTTATACGGTATATCGGTTAATACCAGCTGTGCTTTTGGTAGACCATATACCTTGTAATTTTGAAAATGGTCATTAAATAGTTCTATACGCTTCACGAGATCCTCACTTATCAACAAAACTTCCAGCAATCTTACAATTAGGAACATATTCAAATATCGACTTATTCGGTACTACGCAAATGAAGTCGCTCCCGCTCGCGTCCGCGTACTGTTTACAATAACGCTTTACCTGATGCGGTTGAGTCCTCGCGCCGGTTATGGAATTGAGCTTATCTGTCAAGTCCCACATACCATATCGACCGGCTGGCAGATCGTCCATCATCTGATAAAGCGTTTCTTTGATTGTCATAACCGTAACGGCCTTTCTTTCGGTACATTCTGGTAGACTGTCGGTTCATTGCTTAATCTGGCAGGTTTAGAAAACAATGCGGATTCATTCCGGCGTGTCTCAAACTCTTGCGCGAGGACCATGAGCATACCGGGATTAGCCAGTTCAGCTTGCGCATATACCGCTTCACGTTCGACGAATAATCCGCGGTCTGTTAGCGATCTAACATACGTTCGATATAGTGCGCGTTCAAAGTCGGTCATCTGTTTACCTCACCTGTTATTTTGACGTCGCACTAGCTTTTCCAGTATCGCCTCATTAACGAACTCTGTAACCTTGCCCGGTATCATTTCGAGTACCGGGACGGGAACAGAAACTAGAATCTTTTTCTTTTCGATTTCAGGGTCTTTCGGTGTTCTCCCTGACTTCCCTTTTTTACCACTCATTGTTACCTCATCGCCTGTAGGAAGTCTTCATAGATATCTCGGATATCGTTGTCCAGTTTTGTTATTAGGTAGCGATGAATAAAGAAGTTCCATGAACTTTGCATCTGCATCGATACCATTCCGATACCTTCGCGCATAATCCGTTCACGTTCCTTCTCGATCATGCCAGCATTGCATCGTTCGCACGTTAAGCCGTTCGTACCACTGCAAGGCGTTTCGCAAAGATTGACTGTGCTCATTTTTTCAGCGCCTTGATTTTATCCATGCCAAGTATTCCGTTAACGTTACACTTACACGGCTTAGTGTTCCAGACCTTCTTATCGCAAGGCCATCGATTTTTACAGGATCCATTGCGGAAGTAAATGCAAATAGTTTCGCTCATATTCGCCCCGTGTTAAAAGCGCGCACAAGCGCGAACGCTTCCTGCAAGTCCCCTGCTTCGATCCACGTTCCGCGAACGTAGACGCTCCATATACCGTTAGTTCGTTTCATGTCACGCTCCCTTTACGGCTTCAAGACGAGCCGCGCCGCCAATAGCTACAAAGTCGCCGGAAGCATTCTGTACTTCGACATATCGAACGCAGTGCGGCCTATTCGCTTCGATCATCTTTGCTTGTGCTACTATCTGCGCTTCAACCGCGTTGAAAGCCGATACCGTCAGTTCGTCGTACGTTGTAAAAACTACCTTGTAAAGATTTCGTTTCATCGTCTGCTCCTTATCTCAAATACTGCATATACAGGGTGTATATAACGTCATATCCATCGGCGTTATAATGTATCCCTGAACCATCATCATAAATCTCATTTATGTATAACGGGCTTGTTCTATCGCTTAAAGTTTCTGCAAGCGGTATCAACGTAACTGATTGAACGATTGGCAGATACCCGTTTATTGCAAGAGCGTTATTTGAAATTGCGTTTACCTTATCAATCGTTTTTGCTTTATTCGGGCAGCATCCCGGTATAGTGGTAACAAAAACACGGCTTGATATTGTATACGCGATACATAGACATGACCGAATATTTTTAACACTTTGCATCGTAGACAGATTACTTGCCCAATCATTCACGCCTACCGATACGATAACCGCATCAAACCGGATACCGGTATCAGCAATGGCAGAAAGTATGTCGACGTTATCGCCTGAATCAGAACCGCCAACGCCGTAATCGAAAACGTCGTAATCGGTGAAAAGCTCGACCGGGAATATAGCAACGCGGCTATCACCAATCAGGCAAAGATTAGGTTTTTCGGTATCAATAACGGGATGAGCCAGAACCGCTTCCACCGCGCTATCAGAACCGACCGATTGAGCACAACCGGCAAAAACCGCGATGCTTGCCGAAACCATGATTGCCAGTGCTTTATTCATACCGTCCATCCTTTGCGTTTTCAACGCCCTATCTGATATTAAATATATACAGAAAATGCTTTCTTGTAAAGCTATTTTTTAATTATTTCAGACGATTTATAACGATTTATTCGCTTATTTTACAAGTGTTTTCTATATACTAGATATAATGGTTTATCTATAAGCAAGATGCTTATTTATATTTTATATATACTTTTCACGTTTTTAATGCTTTACAAAAAAACAAAGTTACTATATATTTAATCATATCAAGGAGGCATGAAATTGGACGGAAAAGAAGAACTTGCGCCGGGTAAAACTTGCTGGCACTTCTTTCGCGGATCGCTTTCTATCGTCACGATAACCGACATCATGGAAAATGATATGGCCTATCGTGCAACGGTTGATAGCGGATTCAGGAAAGGCGAAAGCTTTCCGGTACTAGGGGATAACCTGTATCGGTTTCCTGAAGACAAGGATCGGCTGCTTATTGCAATCGATAATGAAACAGAGCTTTTGCGTATGTACAAAAGCCAAGTGATCTTGAAAAAGAAGGTGATATGAGAAAGCCAAGCAAAGGCGAGATTATTTTCGGCGTGTTCTTTGTTCTGGTATTCGGTTTCCTTACATGGATAAATATAGCCATTATTCAAGGCTATCCAATTTTCGGTTTTTAAGGAGTTGAAACGATGGGAATACCCTGTATGATTTTGGGCCGGTCTGGAGTAGGGAAAAGCGCGAGCATGCGCAACATTCCCGAAGATCGGTATTCATTGGTTGAAGTCAACGGAAAGCCGTTGCCGTTCAAGACAAAAAAGCAAGCGTATAACACCGACGATTACGCGAAGATATCGCGCTTTATGCACGATACACCGGCTGATATCATCGTCATCGATGACAGTCAGTATCTCATGGCTAATGAGTTTATGCGGCGCGGCAAGGAAAAGGGATACGAAAAGTTTACCGAAATCGGTATCAACTTTTGGAATCTCATCAATGAAGTCCAGAAACTTCCAGCAAACAAGATCGTCTATTTCCTTCACCATACCGAAACTGACATTAACGGCGACGTAAAGGAAAAAACTATCGGTAAAATGCTGGACGAAAAAATCTGCATCGCCGGAATGTTCACTATCGTGCTATTTGCTGACAAATGCGATAAGGAATACTTTTTCTCCACGCAGTCAGACGGTAAGACGCCCGCGAAAACCCCTATGGGTATGTTCGATAAAGCGACTATCGACAATGACCTGTACGCGGTTGACGCGGCTATCCGCGCTTACTATGAGTTTGCCGAGCCGTCGATCATCCCGGCAAAGAAGGCCGCTAAATGAAAATAACTAACCGCATGAATCTTCCATCGGCTATCGTAGCCGCTTGCCAGACTGACCAGCATAACAAAGCCGGTAACTATTCGATAACGACTCTTTTGAAGGGGACAAAAGAGATCGTGCTTACCGCTCGCCATTGGGATGAACTTGAAGAGGATGCCGCCGATAGCATCTGGAAGATTTTCGGAAGTGCCGTTCATTCGGTGCTTGAATCAAACGGTAAAGACGGTTTCGCAGAGGAACGCATGACACTTGAGTTTAACGGCGTGACGATTACCGGGACGATTGACCTTTACGACATGGCGCGGGGAGTGATCGAGGATTACAAAACAGCGTCTGTCTGGAAGATCATTGTCGGCGACTTCAAAGACTGGCACCAGCAGGGCGTTGGTTATGCGTGGCTTGCGCGTAACAATGGACTCGCGGCGAACGCTTGCAGGTTCACTGCGTTGCTTAAAGACCACAAGAAAGGCGAAGCGCGGCGCGATAGCAAGTATCCGCAATCTCCCGTCACTGTCTATGAGTTCCCGGTAACCGACGCGGATATATACGACTTTGAGCGTTTTGTCCGCGAGAAGATTGCCGATATAATCGCCGCGAATGCTATGCCGGATGATGAAATCGCACCTTGCACCGCCGCCGAAAGATGGGAAAAGGAAACAGTCTACGCGGTTATGAAAGCAGGGCGCAAGTCATCGCTTAAGAACTTTACCGATAAGGTAGAGGCCGAAAAGTTTGCGGCTGACAATCCGGGTACGTTTATCGAAACGCGTCCCGGCGATAGCGTGAAGTGCCGAGAATATTGCAGTGTTTGTGAACACTGCCACTTCTATAAAAACATGATTCAGGAGGAATCGAAATGATTGGAGACAATTACACAAGCGATGACATGGGCGCGGCTTTCGAGGAAGGCAAAAAATTGCTGACCGTCGAAAAGATCGAGTTCGTAACATCGACGAACAAAGGAACCGAAGGGATAAAGGTTCACTTCCTTTTCGGTAGTAACCATGAATACAAAATGAATAAGACGTTTTGGGAATCGAAGTTGCTTAATCGTTTCCTTACGTCATTCATTTCGGCATTGAAGCTCGAACCGAAAGAACTTGACGCAGCCGCAAAAGTCGGACGTTTCCGCGAATGGCTTGAGCGTTACGTTCCAGGACGATCCGGTGAGTTCCACTGCGAGAAAGGCGAACCGAACGGCGAAGGCAAGCGGTATCTTTCACCGTGGACGCAAGCAGAACTTGACCTACGCGAGTGGCAGCGTTCGCAAGGCAATTCCCCCACGGCGCCAGAACCTACCGCTGGCAATCGTTTCGCAGACGGTTCAAGCGCGGACGATACTACGCCGCCCGACTTCCCGGATGATATTCCGTTTTGATCTAACCAGCTCCCGCTCAATACCGGGCGGGAGATAAACCGCAAGCCGTGGGCGTATCACGGCAAAGGATGAAATTATGATTCTGTGCTACGGAAAAGAAGTTAAATCTATCGAGCTAATTCAAAACAAGTGGGGTGTTCGCGCACTTGTTCAGTACGCAAATACCGGCAAGCAGCATGACGTATCACTCGAATCAATTTCGTGGGTATCGCCCAATTGGTTCGATAAGTAACCAACCATCATCCCGTCTGAAACATGGCGGGATATTTTCAAGGAGTGAAATGAAATGCAAATAGCCGCAACTATTCGATACTTTGAACAAATCAGCCCTGAAGGACATATTCAGATGTATGCTAAAACCTTCATGTTTAGTGAAAAAGACACGATTGAATATATGCTGAAATGTACCGGTATGAAAAATGTTTGCGATCTTAACTTGACGCAAGTTGCAACTGATACAGAATACAAAGCATGAAAAAACTATTCTTTCGTGGAACTGTCTCAATCGAAGACTACCGCCGTTTCGTTTCTACCAATCCGCAAGGGCTTGCAGAGAACGTCTTCATAGCGCGGTATGACTTAGGGTTTAAGCAAATCTATCGCCAATGGCTACAGAATACGTTTGACATAAATGACAAGCGAAAGGCGAAAGGGAAAGAGGCCGTTGAACTTGATATAACCGTCAAGGCGTATTATGACGATAGGACGGTATCGGAAAACGCTCTACTATGGAAGCTCTATACCAATATCGCCGATATAATGAACCATGAAAGCAAAGGCCCTTTCGTAACACCTCAAAACCTATATGACATCGACATGGAAGACTATGCGCCTGTTCACGAAATCGATGTACCGGACAACCTTGTTTCTGCTTTCATCCTTGTAGCAGACATGGGAGAGGATAATATCAAAGGCCATCTGGTAAAGAAGATCGATAACGGAAACGGGACGCATCATCTTGTATTTCGTGAGACTTCTAGTTTTTGGGATACCGTTCGTTTCTCTGACCTGATAAAAGCGAAGATAGATGAACTGGAAGACATGGGCCGCACACGATGGAATGACGGTTTCGTTAAGGCAATTATCGACGACTTCCACGCGCACATGAAGGACAAGAAATGATCTTTTACCGTATCCAAAACGCCCGAGGTGAAGGCCCGTTCTATCCAGGTATAACGCGCAAATGGATTGATGGAAGTATTGACCGCCCGCAAGCTCCGATACAAGAGCAAATGAAATTACTGCGAGGCCGTAAAGAAGGCGAGTTTTATTGCTACGCTTGCGAGTCGGTCGATGATTTGCGGTTCTGGTTTAGCGAACCGGAATACAAGAAACTCAAGAAACTTGGGTATTTCGCGTATAAAGTTGACGCTGAATTAGTCGCACGGCTTGACCGGCAATGCCTCATAAAGACAGAAAAGAAGCTGAAAAAAGTTTCGCTACCATTTCAGCTTTATTGAAAGTTGACATACCGGTTGTAATCGTTTTCTAAGTAGCAAGCCTGTACAGCCCTTCAATGTTATGTTATAATCCATGAAACTACCTTAAGGAGGTATTTTGCATGGCGAGGCGTGTTGTTTTCGATGCAACGGATAATCAGATTGAACGGTTTATTGCTCTAGGTGAGCATGAAAAAGAGATTGGTATTATGGCTCGAAAGGCATTTGAGGAATGGCTTAAAAGGCGAGAATCAAGAGCCGATAGGTCTAAACGTCAAAAAGCCGGTATAGGCCGGTAAGGAGTAACCCATGCTACATATCAGCTACGAGGACTTTGCCATCGCGCTTTTCGTCGCCTTCGCTCTCGGCCTTTGCGTCGTGAGTTTTATCGTGTTGCATGAGCAAGAGAAGAAAATCGAGCCGACGGATGAGCAAGTTGATGAAGCATGTTCGCATATGAACCCGTTTCATAATGCTTGTACCGATGAGTGGAAGGTTAAAAACCGGCCATACGCTGTTGCATGGCTTGAGGCATGGGAAGCGGCATTGAAAGGATGCAGGAAGTGAACGCAAAAGAATTAGCGATTGACATTGCAGAAAGTTTTACCGATTGGATGGGTCCATCTTGGCCAATGTGCGGTGCCCAAAACGCTACGAATAAGCTCGCAGAGATAACAGAAAAAAGACTTTCCGTGTTTGAATCAGAAAAACCAGATGTATGGATAAGCGTAAAAGACAGACTGCCGGTATCGGGAAACCCTAAAGATGAAAATCTAGGATGGATCGTGTACAAGCCAAGGGCGATAGAAAAGAAGGTTGAAACTACGTATGTTCATCCCGATTGGTGGAGACTTGACGAAGGAACGACGCAAGAGATCACCCATTGGCAACCCTTTCCCGAACCGCCTAAAACGGCAACCACTTCTTAAACTTCATTAACGCACATAATCCAGCAATTACTGCAAGCGCGACGAGTATCGAAAGATACAAATTGCGTTGGCCTTTTAGTTTCTCGACATCAATCGCTAATTTGAACATGACTTTTGACGCTTTCTCAGCCGCCTTAATATAATCTACAATAGCCGCGTTAGCCGTCTTGATATCTGCATTGAGTTTAACCGCGCTCGCTTCAAGAGTCTTTGCTTTCGCTATTAATGCGGGATCCTTAACGAGAGTTACGATCTCGTGCGCTTGCGTCTCGACTGTCTGACCGCCTATAATGACATCGGTTTGCGTTTCTATAACGCTACCTGAATCAATAGTTGGTATAACAGTTTGACAGCCAGTACAGCCGACGATACACGCGAGAGTAACGACGATAAGAAAAACAATAACGTCAATATTTAACTTCATACCCAAGCCGTCCTTTGTCGATATTCTGCCGGTGAGTGACCTGAAAGCCATGTAAGCAGTTTATATCCGCTTGGCTTGCTTGCCTTTCCGGTCAGTTTAACGCACTGACCTACGTGCTTGTATCCTAATACCATCGGGATAAAATAAACAAGGTCACGCGGATTATGATAGTTTACAACGTGCGAGAAACGCGACTTGAGTTTCTTTGACGGATTCAATATCGAAGGAGGACAGCCGAAAGTTATGGTGACATCCGGCTCAAACCCCATGCGATGATAAAAGTTTTCATGCGCACGGATTGCAAGCGCTGCGCCTTGGGAATAACCGACTATCTTGTGAAAGGAAAGTTTTTCGATATCGTGACGGATTGATTCCCATAGTTCATTAAACCCTTTATGCCCGATAAACTTGACTTGCGAATCTTTGTATACATCACCCCATGCCATGAAGTTGAAATCCCAATCACTCTTTCCGTTTGAACACTGGAAATACAGCGTATCGTCAATGACCTTGTATTGAACGTCTTTACCGGCTGTAGTCCATCCTTGACCGGTTACCTTATTGAATTGCTCAAGTAAACTCATTTTACGATCCTTGCTTTCTTCACTCTACGCGGTTTGCGTTTCCGTTCTTCGCCTTCCTGATAGAACGTAAGACCGTTACGGAAAGAGAATGACTTAATATTGAGCCGGTCGAACGCAGCCGCGATACTGAAAAGCAGAACAATAGCGCAAAACAGAATGAACGCCATGACGATAATAATCTCGACAAGCGACAACGCGGCTAACTTTGAAACGATTACTTCATTCATGCTTTCCCCTTCGTCTCAAAAGAGACATATACGCAATTCCCGTATCCAGTTGTCTTATCAGTAATCAAAACAACTTTTCCAGTTATTGATCTATTCCAGTGTATCGAAAAATGCGACTTGTCATAATGCCGATCTATCGGCACAACGTCATAAGCTGGATGATCTTTTTTCCAGTCTATTTTATATTGTTGGTCAAGGTACTGCGTGGTAATAAACGGCTTGACTCCGAATAACTCATTATCAATAAAATAATCAAGTTGCGTTTTGTTTGCTTTCGGCTTTCCGGTATTGATTGCCGCAAGGTCATACGGCGCTTTCTGTTCGCCTTCAACGCAATCGATATGGAGGTGAATAGCGGTAGACAAGCCAGAATTGCCCATGATGCCGATAACGTCGCCACGCTTTACCGTGTCTCCTACTTTCCATTCTGGTTTGTCTCGCAAGTGTGCAAAACGAACTGTATATTTCATTGATAACTCCTTTTATATTTCCGCGTCTCTGAATGCGATGAAGGCAGCCCATGCGCCTTCAAAGGTTTCCGCGTTGTCTATAGCGTCTTTCACGGTACGGCAAGCGAATATTGATTGCTCTACCCATGCGCTCATTTGTGATACCATGCTAATCATTTCCGCTTGAGTATCAATAGTTATCATATCATTCTCACACGTAATCCAGTAAAGAGGATATGCGCGGGAGCCTATTGATATTTCAGCGAGATATCCGGTAATGATCTTTTGAGAATCAATGTCAGATCGAACGTGCTTGCCTTTGAAGTCAATCTCTTTGTTGTAATATTTAGATTCTAAAATAAGCTGGCATTCATGGCGAAATATTTCGATAATTTCGTCTCTGTCTTTCGCATACCGTCCTGCGTACACTTCTTTTTCGGTACGCTCTCGCCATCCTTCAACTTCATCCCATATAGGACTATTAAGGCCATCGGGCGCAACGGTTATATACTCACCGTCCGGTTCAATGCCTATTTCGGTTATGTGTACTTTATTCCCTGATTTATACCATGCGTTTAATGCCCGATAGTCTTTCTCTACGATCCAATCGCCATCTATAAAGCAAGGTATTTCAAACGCGTTATACTTAGGAGGCTTGACCGATGTATAAAACTTTGAGAACAGAAAATAATCCATCTCGTCATTATTCGGCGTATCTTTGAATCCTTTATCTTTATACGGAGAAGGAATCAGCGCGCCTGTATTTTCTTGATAGCACCATATACGCATTAGAGCTCCTTAATCGAAAACTGCAATGTCAATCAATTTACAATTATACACAGCACCCGATACGTTTATTCCTTTTATAGAAACACCGTATACTGTTTTTGGGTATGTTGTATTATTTGTTTGAACAAACGGGCCAACACCTTCGTTCTCGCAAGTTAGAATAGCGCTATATAGTGCATCTGTCATTGGTACAATAAAGTTTACCCAAAACAAACCAGTGCTAATAAATGTTACTGAATGGACATTCGCTGAGCCTACAATTATACGCCTATTCAGTGTAACATTGCCGCTTGTAGTTGCCGATGCATGAGACACGGTAAACGTATTCGCGGTTACTCCGGTTATTGTATATAATCCATCAACGCCCGATCCAGAAGTAAAATCGAGATAGACCTTATGGCCCACAATATGACCGTGCGCGGCGAGCGTAACCGTGCAAGTTGTTCCTGTGATAGCGTAAGTACCGGAAACGTTTGCGGCGGTTGAACCATCAACACTCGCTCTTGCACGGCAAGCGATAGAATTGCGCGTCTGATTTAATATAGCCCCATAACCCGTAAGTATATTATGTTGCTGACTGCTAGTATCCATAAAACTAGCCGCCATAATTATACTTCCTGCATTTACCGATACAACACCTTCTCCACCCGTTGTCGTACATACAAGATTAGGCGCTGATATCATTGAAGCGTATGTTGCATATATTCCTGACGTTACATAATTTGAAACATCAGTAAGCCATATTCCTATATGCGAAGAGAATTGAGCCATGATACCGCGTCCGCAGTATATAAACTCTCCATCATATACTCTCGCACGACTCGCATAATTGCAGTTTAATCCTACAGACGCATAGTTAAATCCACCAGATTCAACAATTACCGAAGAGCAATGAAGAGCACTGATACCGATAATCCCAGACTGATAAGAAGCGAACGCGAAAATAGCCGCAATTATTGGTAATGCCGCATGATTTATTGCACCAAATACAGCAGGGGTTCCACCAACGCCAACAGTTATATAAGCAGGATCAACTGTTACCGATGCGTCAACGGCTGTTATAGTTATCCACGAAAGGTCTTTCCCGTCTACAATTATTTGCTCTTCCATTACAAAACCAGTGAGCAATTGCAACGTAACGCGAACGCCTGAAAGTTTATATTGCGGGAACTTCAATGATACGTTTTCAATAGCCGCGTTAATTGTTGCGAAATCTCCGCCAGTTCCTACGGTGTATGTAACGCTTGCGGTTATAACTGGAGATGCCGCGGCCATTCTCGGGTCAAGATCGGTAACGAACGGATTAGATAATGAAGGCGTACCAAATGAACCGGCCATTGCCTCTTTCTGACCTGCTGTAGGAAGATCGGTTATTGCATCTATACCGCCAATGTTATGGGTTGATCCGTGCGTTTCTGGAGGTCTTGCATCAGAAAGTCTTCCGTCATTTGCTTGTACTGCTTTCGCGGCAACGCTCTCACCGTCAGTAGCGAATTGTACTTTGCCTTTTACTGTCTCGCTTCCATCAGAAACCCAACCGTCAACCTTTCCGGTTCCACTCGATATGACATGAGTATTAGGCGCGGGGTTGTTTGAGCCTAGCTGATCGGTTCCATTCAGTTCATGCGTGAGTTTATGCGCGATTGGATCGCCTTGAAGTAAATTGTACGGGACACGAACCATCTGCCCGGTTACTGCATCGCCCTGCCATAACTCTGCCTGTTCAGTTCCATCAAAAGGAAGAACAGCTTCATGCATATCAATGGTTCTAACGTATTGTCTAAGTTCTATAGGGTCAGACATTTCATACCACCTTTATCAATTCATTGTCAGCATCGGCGGTTCTGATATCGCCGTTTTCAGTTATTCTCAAGGTCACTGTTTCTGTAAGATCGCCTATCTTTTCAATAAGCGCAAGCCTTACTTTCGTTTGATACTTCTTTATATCGGGAGCAACTTTAATCACCAAGCAATTCCAGATACCTAACCATTTGCGATTCTCCGTATATAACTCTACCGTTATTATATCATAGATACGCCGGAATATACGATCCTTCCCGAGCAAAGTAATATCGCAGAACTTTGTAATACGTCCTAACTTCAATGCGTCGTCAGCGGCGCGTGCTTCTGCAATAGCCTTAGTTGTTATGAAAGTATTGTACGTTATTGTCTGCTTTGTTCTCGCGCTTCTCACAACTTCGTCAAGGCTTGATTGATCGACTACAGTCAAGTATTTATTTGACTTGTAATTCTTATCGTAGTTTATTTCAATGAACGCGGCAATGGTCTCTCGGTCAGTCTCGATTTGTATCTGCCCGTTTTCGAGATATTCCTCTTTGTAGATATAGTCGCAAGGCGTTCTATCCCATTTATTCAATCGTATCGTCCGAAGTCCATTAGCGTTGAAGTCGAAACGGAAACGGGTAGAACTTCCTTCCTGAATGAGTTTTATCACATCATATAGCTTTTTCTTTTCAGGTAGGTACATCGAAATAGTTTCGATGCTTGCTGCCTCTGCGTTCCATTCAGTTAGATCATAGTTTGAATCGGTAAACTCTACACCATTTGCAAGCTGTTCAAGTTTTGCAATTACATCCGGCGCGTGAGTAACCGCGTAGCCTTGCACTCCGATTATCTTGCATTCTCTTGCCGCGTCTCCAGATTCGCCTCTACCGTCTGCTTGAGATAAGGTGAACTCACCATGGACTAAATCAATTATAGTCGGGGTTACAAGCGTCCATACGCCGTCTATCTCTACATACACAGAACCAAGGGAAGTCAGTTCATTAGCTACACGATATGTTACAACGCCGGTATCAAGTTTTCCGTTCGTACAGATAGCAGGTATTTCAGTCGGTGAACCGAATACATACGGGATCGGCTTTGACAATAAATCATCATCGGCGTTAGGGTAATCGGCTGCTGAAAACAATTCTGCTGGAACGTCGATATCAAGCGATTCGCGAATATCTTTCAACGTGATTTTACCATCTCGCATAGATACGGTTATATCATCAATAAGCATATACGCTACTGGTTCAAGATCATCGCGAACATATTCACCGGTTTCATTTCGTGCAAGGTGATAGATTACCGCGTCATTAGAAAACAGCGTCATGTTATTAAGGAAGTCAAGCTCTCCGCCATTGTTCAAGAGCTTTACCGATCCAGATGCATAAGCAATCTTTGAATAGTTTATCAAGTCTTGCTGTTGCGATACGGATATCGAATCTTTCAACACTGGCAAGTATTCAAAATCGTTTATGTATACTACGTTTTCATCGCAGAATCCAAACTGCTTGAGATATTCCGTCGCGTCTAACCTAGGAGAATATAGCAGACCATAGTTAACATATAATTGCTGATTAGCAAAATCAAAGAAATACGTGTGCATCGTGTTACGGCATTCGAGTAAATCGTTAACGCGAGTAAAACGGGTGATATAGTTTATGATAACCGAAAGCACAAATACACGTTCATTTGACGACTCATCAGAAACTCCGAAAGTATTCGTCCAGAAATATGCAAGGCTTTTGGGAAATGGCGTATAGACATAACAGAACGGCGAGACATTTGAGAATCTATTTGTTAATGTCCGCAAACCGATTTCAAATATTGTCACGATACCACCGATGCATATACTCCACCGCCATTAATATTGAATAAAAGCTGAAATAAATTAGGCTTACCGTCAGTGTCATTTACGCATGAAGAATATAGTGTTAATGTAAATGGTCCGCGCGTCACACCTAATCCCGGATCATCTTCTTTGTATTGCACATACATCGTTGCGCCCTCTTCTATTGTTAATCCGGTAACATTAAACGGTATCCCTTCTTGTGTTCCATCATTCCATGTTGATATAACATCAGCACCATATAATATTCTAACATTATTATCTGTTTGAGCATCTGCATTCTGCCATAGGACTCTGAATGCCTCAAAAGTACACGGCAAGTTAGCACCAGCTAAAGTTATTTGAAAAAGATTATACCAATTTCCATCTTCAAATAGCCTAGCAGGTTTTGTTTTAGAATCCATTTCGTTATAGTTTGTATATAGCGTATTAGGCAACCCGATTATTAATGCTGAATTATCAGTTGTATCTACATTTGATTCGAGGAAACGCGCCCAGTTATTTCCATAAGCGGTTGAATTAGCTTTTGCTGTTTCTGCATTCTTAGGTCTTGAATACGCGACAGTGCGAGGGAAGTCAATCAATCCTGCGCCATAAGCAAGCGATTCATCGAATACATAGAACTTTCCAGTGGTATCATACCAGCCATTCCATTGATCGTTCCATGAAACGTCGGTCAGTGTCGCAACGTATGCAGCGGTTACAAGATTGTTTATATTATCGACGGTTAGTTGAATGTAATCTGTTTCGGTTCCGGTTATGGCTACGTCAATGTTAGCTTTATACCATGCGCCGCCGATATAGAAAACAGAACCGCGAATAATATAACCGGTTCCCGTTACGACTTTAACCGGCCACGGATTCTTGAATGAAAGCGCAAGCGTATCGGTAATGTCGATCAGTCTTTGCCAGTCGGTTAAAGAAGCTGGTGAATCGAGCGGTGCAGTCTGTTTATCTATTGCCATTATCGAGCCTCCGTAAGTTTTACATTGAATGCGATTCTCTGCGAACTTCTTTCAACAGAAGTTAAATAATCAGTTGTACAATAAATAGGCTGATACACCGTATGATTATCTTCGCTGATATCAGCCCAGATAAACCCTTGTCCTACCGCCTGAAACTGTTCAATGATTCCGTGATATTCTTCGCGTTCTATCCCTGCAAACTGCAAGCTATATACAAGTAATGAAGGAATGTACTGATATGACACTTGGCCATAGTCGCTCGATTCCTTTTCGGATAGGTCTTCAAACGCTTTATCGAAGTTAGCGAGCGGCAACGTGTCATAGTGCCCGGTTCCGGCCGCAAGTCCTCCGATATAAAGATCTTCTGTTACCGCGCATGATGCATCTATCTCGATTATGCGAACGGTTAACGGATCGAAGTACAGCGAACCGCTTTTTAATTGCCGTGCGTTTCCAGAACAATCTACCGTTTTTGTATCTAGCAGAACACTAAGATTATTATAGAGTCGTATCGTCATTGCGTTCGCATTAGAGTACGCATAGAAAAAGCAGTCTATCGAAGTGTTTCGCGGTAATACTATCCGTATCGTATCACCGTATGTCGTCGCCTTAAACTTTTTATAAAGGAATGGTGACTGAACATTCGTTACCGGGTAATTAGTGTTTGCGTACAGCGAAGTTATGGCCGCGTCAAGTAGTTCATTCTTGAAAAGAAAAATCATCCTTCACCTCTCACAATACCTTTGCGTACATAGCTCATTGTGTTCTCGGCCATTCTCTCGCCGTCAACTTCTAGGATAACATGAATAGTCTGTGAACCAGAACCGCCTAACTGCGAAGCTATTGCACTCGCCATTTGATTTACGAACGCTTTCCCGGTTTCGCCTGTATTGAATAACACCTCACCGGAGCCGTTCTCAGCAACACGCGCAAGGCTACCACCACCCGAAGGCTCTACGATACCACCTGTAGCGAAGCTCTTTATCGGCTTTGATTGATTGATTGTGCCTAGCTGTATCGCGCCTATTGAAGCCGCGACACCGGCAAGAATTAAGCCGACCCAGAACGGCTGAGTATTAAGCGCGTTTACGACGGCTTGCGCGGTTGAAGCAACGGCGGATAACTTCTTAAGATTCCATGCCTGCATCTCTCCCTTATACTCAAGCTCCGCCTTCTTCTTCGCATACTTTTCTTCTATCTTTGACTTTTCAAGTTCTTGTCGTGCCTTCTCTATATTTGTTGCGTCTCCGCTTGCGACAGCGGCATCGTATTCCTTTTGCGCTTTCTCTACTGCGGTATCCTCTGACAAGCCAGCCGCTTCCAGTTCTTCCTGCATTTGAAGATCGAGTAGCTCGGCTTGCCTTTCATACATTGCATCATAGTAATCGGAAAGCGCTGAGATTAAATCGCTGGCACCTCCAAGCATGGTGCTTGTGTTGTCGAGGAACTTTCTTATCGATTCTTCTTTTTCAAGATTGTCGTAATATTCGTTCGTCTTATCGATAAGCTCTTGCTTCTGCTCAAGCAACAATTCAGAATCCTGTATCTCTTGAAGCATCTCTTGCCTAGCTTTCCCGCTTCCAGATACAGTCTCATTCCCAAGCTCACGAACCTTATCTATCAATAGCTGTTTCTGTGCAAGCTCTTCTTGAGTGACTTTTACTTGTTCGTCACGCAATATCTGAATAGCCTTGAGCCGATCTTCTTCTAGCTTCGAACCTTGTTTCCACTGAACCTGATTAAGTTCGTCTATCTGATCCTGAAGTTTCTGGTATTCTGATTTTTCACCTTCAAGAATAGAAAGTATATCGCTTCGCGCATTTTTATATTTTTCAAGTTCTTCTTTTGATTGTTTTGTTTTAACCGCTATATCTTCGGTAGCGTCTGCTGTTTCCTTTGTCAAAGATGCAACGCGCTTTTGAAACTCTACAGTTCCCGGCATATAAGATAGTCGTGTCTGCTCTACGTCTGCTACGTCCTTTATAGACCGTAACGTACGCTTCATTTCTTCGGTAGTCTTTTCAGACTTTATTCCGATCAACGCTACTTGCTGTACCGATATGCCCAAATCTTGCGCAATCTGTTGCGTCATGGCCTGCATTTCGGTGAATGAGCCGCCTCCGCGTGATGCGCGGGCTATCGCCTCTTGAACATCGGATATCTTTTGCGCGCTTACTCCGGCAAGCTCGCCTATTTCTCCGAACTTTTCGCCGACTTCGGCAAGCATTTTCTTGTTATTCTCTTCGCCAAGCTTCTTAAGTCCTATATAAAGAGCGGCGATACCCGCAAGTGCAAGCCCTATCGGATTTGCAGAAAGCGCAATCATTGCACCTTGCAAGAGTTTCACCGCTTCTATTGCCTTCGCTACACCTAATACAAGAGGGCCGAAACCAGCAGCAAGCGCGGCAACGGTCAGAATAGTTCTGCGCTGTTCATCGCTCATTGATCCTAGGCTTCCAATAAGCGAACGACCGGCCTTTATAACGTCAAGCATTATCGGCAATAGTTGTTTGCCAAACTCAGCCGCTTCATTCTTAACCATAGCGGTAGTTATGCGCGTCGAGTTAGCCAGCTCATCAGAAGTGTTGACAAAGTCTCCAGCGAAGCGGCTTGTCTGTTCCATTATCAACGCAAGCCGTGCTTGAGTCTTTGCGTTTGTATCGAGTTCTTCGCCTGTCTTGACTAATCCTAATTCAAGCGCCTTTGCCTGTACAGCCGCTTCTGTAAGCGATACCGCATAACGCCTTATTGGTTCTGACTCTCCGCGCAATGCCGACTGAATTGCGAGCATCGAATCTTTTACATCGGTATTGAAGATCGATGCCATATCAGCGGCGCGTTTTGTTAAGTTTATTGTTTCATCTGCCGCTTCTCTTGCTGAGTATCCAGCATTTTGAAGACCTGCACCGATTACCGCGCTTGACTGATAGAACTCTGCCGCTGATAATCCCGCTTGCGTTGCCGCTGTTTTACCCCAATCAAGTATTACATCTTTTGATTCTTTGAAAACTACGCTTGCCGCGTTTGCTGATTCATTCGCATCGCTTGCGAACTTCACCATAGCAGCACCGGCGGCAACAATAGGAGCTGATATAGTAAGAGACATTTTACCGGCAAGTCGCGTTATATTTTCAGTTGCTTTACCAGTCTCATTTATTTTCTTTGCGAGCTTGTCAAACTTTCCTACAGCTCCATTGATATCGCTCTCAAGGTCGGAAAGTTTAACGCGTACACTGGAATATATTGTACCGGCATCTATGCTCATCTAGCGTTTCCCTTTCGTTTGCATTCCTCTTCAAAGTCCGAATAGATCATGTATGCTCGTGTATCAATGTCACGTTTGTTAAAGTCTGAAAGTAAGCCGTGACAATAATCAGACGGCCTCCCGCCTGACTTCTTTTGCAATATAGCCGCATTAAGCAATATATCTTTTGTGACAAGCCCTATCTCTGTTCGTTTTGATCCAAGAATATATTCTGTAATGCTAGCGGTGAAGTCATTCGGCAGCACAAGGTCAAATAGAACGCGCAATGACGCGGCCTTTTGTTCCAGATCGCTCCTTTCAGGGCCGCGCTCAAGTTTGTTTAAGTCTTTCTGTATATCTATAAAGCGTTCGTTCGCTTCTTTTGCGAAGTCGCCTGCTTGTGCTAATTGAAATATCTGTGTATATGTCGGCGATACAAGAGCCGCTTTTATAATGTTATGCTGTATCTCAAGCGTGTTAACGATTGCACGCCAATCTTTTGACGGCGCACTGTTGTCTGTATCAAGATTTATAAGTGAAAAGTTACCGATAGCCTGTATTTGAAGATCGGAAAGCTCCCGCACTTTCACAAGCACGGGAGTTCCTTTCCAGTCAACGGATATAAGAGCGCATTCTGCATTGTCGATAGTTGTTTCTTTTTTTGCCTTTCTCATATCCGTAAACTCCTTTAATTAAACCGCGTCGAACATGGCGGGAGTCCAGTCTTCGACATCAATCATTTCGGTAATGATCGGGCCGCTTTCCGTTCCGCCTTTCGGCTTATAGTTTACACCGGTAAGCGTGTAATTGGTAACGCCGAATCCGGCTGCCATGCCATGCTCTCCGAGTGTTCCCTTGCACATACGGAAAGTCTTGTGTTCCCATCCGGTTATCTGGTCTTCCAGGTTTGATCCCGAAGAGTAGACGGGGTTGTACGTCTCGATCTCGATAACGACCTTCTTGGTTCCGCTATCAGGCGAAGTGTACGTCTTCCCGTCAACCGAAAGAGTGCCGCTCTCGATAAGCTCGATAAGCTCGAAATCCTCGGCGGTATCAACGGCGCTTCCGCTCCATCCTTTCTGATATCCTTCGATGATTACTTCGGTGTCTTTGCCGTTCGCGTCGGTCACCGTCTGCGTGGTATCTTCCTTGAGCGTAGGGGTCGCCGTGAAAGTTTGCATTGTATCGGACTTGATAGCCTTAATACCCTTTCCCTGTCCGATCATCATGAGCCGTGCGCCGGTTCCGTATACCTGAACGTATGCACCAGTGGTAGAGTTTACCGCCTTGAGCCGTCCGGTAGTAACGTCTTTGCTGAACGTCCATCCGGTAATGCTCGCTGCCGTAAGCGCGGTCACGCATTCGTCAACGGTAACTGCTGAATCATCAGCCGCAGCCGTAAGGTCGAACGTCTCCGAAACTACCGCTTCATCATCTACCTTGAGAAAGATAGGAATTGAAGTAATCGTTGCAGTTACGCTTGAAAAATCGAACGGCCCAGCGCCGCCGATAACATTGTTGTACTCGGGTCTCGAAAGATCATCATTCAAGGCACGAGCGCGAAGGCGTGAAAGTCCATACCTGTACTTTGCGCCTGATTCTCTCATGGACATATTTTATATCTCCCTTAAAAAGAATGCGTAGGCATTAAAAATAACGCCTCCATTGAAATAGTGTTATCGTCTGAAACGACATTCACATCCGTATAATCAATCAACTGCCCTAGGGCGTTGTGGTTACCACTGTCATCGGTAATAAAATAGTTATTGAGCAAAACAACAACTGATCGTAAATCGTTTTCAAGTATCGCCTGTGAACCTGCTACATTATGAAGTATCACGCGGATATTTCGCCCGTTAATTCCTTTCTCTGGTTTGATAACTCCATAAGGCGGTGAAGGAATACAGTCACCGCCGAAACGAACCCATTGCAAAGTAGGATAGTTATTTATAAGGTATGTCAGTATTGCTTCTATCATGCCGCATCACCCCATATATTCCGCAAGTCTTTCTGAAACTCTGCGTCAAGATCAATAATGATAGGCACTAATGATTCATGTTTCCTATCATTTGCAAGCTCAAGATATACACCATATTCGACTTTATGTGCAATCAAAAAACCTACTTCCGTTTGTGTATCTATCAATGCGCCGAATACAGTATTATATGCAGTCTCTGTTCTATTAGTCCAGAAAGCATTGAATGCCTGAAACTTTCTGAATAGTTGTATTGCCTTTGCTGAATAGTATTGTGAAAGAACTACACTGGCATATACCTTACGCGCATTAAAACCTTTTATGTTAAAACAAACATCGTCAATGTTTTTCTTTAACGCTTGCTGTTCTGCCTGATAAGACATTGCTTTATTTTCTTTCGCCCATTTTCGCGTATCGCGTTTTTCAAATGAACTATATCTTACCGGCAACTGCAACCTCCGCGCCTATAATCAACTGACTGGCAAGGCGCAACGCTTCTTCAACCGTGAATCCAATCATTTCACCGCATACCATTATATTTACTTTATATTCGGTAGAGATAGTTTCTTTTTTCGGTGCATCAGCGGCGCTTCCCGGTAACGTCATTTCCCGGCAACCTTTACAAACATTGCTATTAGCATCGGGAACGCGCTTCCAGAACCAAACAGAACCGCGCTTAAAGCGATGACCCTTGCCGGAGTCCACTTGCGACGTTTAACCATCTTTAATATCTCTGCTTGAGTATCAAGAATGGTATTGACCGTCACACTCATTTCACCTTGTTTCTGCGATATCTCGTTGACTACAATAACGGTTTCATCCTGCTTCTTTCGCAGATAGGTTACGTTATCATAGAGAATATTATGAGCATCACACACACCGCTTGGCTTCATGCTAGTACCACCGTTACTGTATATATTTGAGTTGTAAGATTTTGCGCTGTTACCGTGTATTCAACCGGATTGGTAAAGTCTTGCGCTCCAATCGGCGATATCATTTGACCATTCTGCACGATAGTAGGAGTCAATGCAGTTACCGGAGTTCCGATTGGAAGCGTAACCGTTATATTCAAGCCTACGATAACGCCGACTACCGATCCAATCTTGAATGAGCTTAGAGCCTTTGCAGTTGACAGCGTTACAAGTGTAAGCGATGCACGTTTCCCGTATACCTCGCCCATTGCCCGTATCGAGTCGACCGCGTTTACTTTCCATCCGTTACCGTTTTCAATAAGCACGGTATTTTCGGTTACTTGCGTATCATAGTAAAGGTCAACAAACATAGAGAACGAAGTACCAAGCCCTACAGGCGTTGTCTTATTAGACGGCACGCTTGCTGCCTCATGCGATAGGCGAATAGTCTCGACTATCAAGGATCCATTCTTGAAAAAACTTACATCGGTAGGATTAGCTTGTATAACTCTATCAAATGCATCGCGGAATTGTTCTATCATGTTAATCCTCTACCACGTGGCCTTGAATGACAATTGAAAAGTATGTAAGAGAGCTTAGATTATCTTGCACAATTACCTGAAGCTCTTCGCCTTTCATACCGTCAAGTCGTACTACTACGCCGTTTTTGTCAAACCCATTAAATGACCTACGAAAACGCAATCCATATTGCCCAGACGGGCCTAGTGTTGCATCAGTATACTGAACATCATAAGCCCTGATTGCAAACTCGCCATTAGTCCGTGCATTGAATAGATTGTTATATCGTTCTGCTGTTTTCTTAATTCTGAACATAACACCGTTCGCAAGACCATTGACGATAGCGCCAAACTTTCCATCATCCATTGCCGCATCGTCACGAATAACGCCAAGCATTCTTGTTATATCCCATTTCAATGATAAAGGAGGGTATGCCTTGAATAATACCGGCGTAACCGATCCATCTACATTCAATGCGCTTGACGTTCTTTTAGCTTGAGTTCCTAACGGATATGTTTTGTTGAACGGCTGATTAACAGTTATGATATTTCCATTTACTGTAACACGTCCTTGATACCATATACCATTCTTAATACAAAGAACATCGCCGGTCTGCATCCCATGTCCTGCAACAAGTTCGACTGTTCTGGTGTTTACGACTGCATCACTAGCAAGTATTATGTCGCCTAATTCACGGCAAAGATAAACGTCGATTATATCTGAATGCTGATCCTGAATAGCAACTTCATGTTTCTTTATTACTGCTATTCCATCATTGGAAACATTAACCGTGGCTTCTGATCCGTCGCTACATTTCGCCCACACGATTGTATCTTCAGTTTCTGGCGTTATCTGCATAACGTCATCATTACCTTTCGGCCTAAATATCTGCTTTGCTCGAATGAAGTCATCGGCTGAAGGTTTAGTTTTTGAACAATATATACGAACCTCTGAAGACTTTTTCGCGCCAATATTCCTTTCGTCTATCCATGCGCTTATAGTCTTTCCCGCGCCTGATATCGGTTCCCAATCTGTCGAATCAATAAGATATGCCGTTACCATGTGAAATGCCTCGGTTCACGAACGCCACCGATAGGAGGATGACAAGTACGAACGAATACGCCGGTATTCACGCCAGCTGTTTCGTCAACGTCTTCTTCCAGTGAATCGATTATTGATTTATAGAATGAGTAAGTAGCGGAAAGAGTTTGATATTTAACAGATTCAGTACCGCTATCGATGCTTTCAACGCGCATCTCTTTTCCAAGCGCAATTAGAACATCTTTGCATACCTTAACCGTTGCTTTCTCTACACCGTATAGGTCAACGTATGTCTTTATCTGTTCATCGGATATTTCGATCTTAAGCGTTTTCCATGTACCGTTTTTGTATTCCTGATAAACGCCTGAATCTGTTATTGAATATGCGGTCTGGTTTGCAGGGCTGACTGGAAGCGTTGCAACTTCGACAAAATTGATAAAGCCGAGCGGGTCATGTAATTTAAGCCTGATTGTTTTAACGTCGCTGAATGTTGCCATGACTTGCTCCTTGGTTTACGCCGCCTAATGGAATCGAACCATTGACAAATACATTTTGTGTATGTGCTTTCCCGTCTAAGCTAAAGCGGCAAGAAAACCCGGATAGCTTTCACCATCCGGGCAATTACGTTACGCGAGTTTGACCTCGACAATGTATCCGTATCCAGCGCCACAAGTAGCACCGACTGCGGACGAACCAAGGAACTGCTTGTAGAACCCACCGAATACTGCGTACCATGCACGCTCTTCGGTCGAGAGTTCAAGTACAGAACCCATACCGGCTTCCATTGTGAGCGGGCGCTTGTTACCGATCATCATCACGCCGGGAACGAACAGGTAACAAGTACCAGCGGTTACTCCGGGGAACGATGCTGTTTCTTTACCGATGGTAAATCCATCGCAAAGCCCCTGATCGTATTCGATGATCTGGCCGATGGGAAGCGCTGGGCTGATACGCCCGGTAGCTCCACCGCCGTTCATGTCAAGCTGGCCCTTGATGACGTTCGTTACCTGCCAAGTATCCGCGCTGTTGCAAAGGACGGAAAGCGAAGGCACGGGGATCTTGCGCTTTGTGTAGATGTCCTTCAGCTGGCGAATCTTTTTGACCGCATTGAGCATGGTCTGGTAGGTATGCTGATCTGGCGTAAGGTCGGAAGTGGTATCGAACGCTTCTTTCTGCGAAGCCGCGTAGGTAGTTCCAACGATAACACCGCAAGTAGCCGCGTTCTTCTGATCGACATACGCATCGGCTGCGGCCTTGACCACCTTATCCATGCTGAACCATTTGTTGTAAAGGAGGTTCGCAAGCGAATCCTTCCAACCAACGGCCTTGATGTCGAGCGAGAACGTATCGAGGTTTCCGGTATTCTGCTGGATGAGCGGCACGGCATCATTCTCGCCGGATACCGTTTTCATCTGGCCGCGAAAAGGTTCGTAGTCGCGTACGCTCGGGGTCTTCGGCATCTCGAAGTCGGTAACTTCATTCGCGATAAGCGAAGTAAGGTCACCGGCTTCCTGCGTCTGACGCTGAAGGTCGATGAAATACTTCCCGAAAAAGTCGGTAAGCGCGGTAGTGTCCGGCGCGTCGGCGGAGTTCTTTGCTTTCAACGCTTCCTGCGCATTCTTCGCACGATAGGCAAGATCATTGATATTGCCGTTTGCGACTTCTGGCTTAACGCTGAGCATGACCGCCATATCGCGGCCACCGTTCAGGTTCGCTTCCATACCACCACGGAAAACGGGAACCAAAACGCCATTCTTGTTCTTTTCGTATCCGGCAACGGCATCATCGCGGAGCGTTGCGCTATTGATTACTTTAAGCATTTTCTCTTGTCTCCTTTACGCGAGATAACCGACGAGGGTTACTTTGATATTGTCACCGGCATCGAAGTTGCTATCAGCAACGATGTCCAGTCCCTTTGCGGCGGTAAATCCAGTTCCCTCGATAACCGCGTCACCGATGGTGAGTCCGGTAGATCCAAGCACCAGCTTAGCATTGCCGGTCAACTGTGCCTTCGCATAGGTAAGACCGACAACGGGCGTTCCGTTGGTATCCTGTACGGTTACGACGGTTCCGGTCGAGTCAGTCCATCCAGTCGCGCCGTCAACCTTGAGGAAAGCGGCGATGAGATGGAAGGTCTTGCTTCCCACCTGTGCATCGGTAATAACGTGTACCGGAGTGGCAGCGGCTGCGGCGGTCAGCGTTGCAGTCTTCGCAATCAGGATACCAGCAGGATCGGTGATACCATCGACTACAAGCGCAAGCGCGGTAACGTCAGTATCGACCAATACAGGCTGAATCACTTCAACGCGGAGTACGCCAGAGGCAATCGCGCCAAGCGTGTAACCGATAAGGTAATACCCGGTAGTCGCGGTATTCGAGAACTTCCCGTCAACCGGGTTCCAATAGACCGCAAGACCAGCGGACGCGAACGTCGCTTCACCGGTTACGAAATCGGCACACTGGACGATATGTCCAACGAGTTTCTCGAAAGCGCCGGTAGCCAGCGAAGCAATTGCCTCGCAAGCGCGAAGGGCTTTACCGCCCATAACGGTAAACTGATCCTGAATGAGGTCAGCCCCCGTGGTATTCACATAACGACCGCCGTCAGCGGGTTCGCTTTCTGCGTATACAGTAGACATTACTTACCTCCGATATTGATTACCTGAATACCGTTGATGGTTTTCGGTTCGTTCGTTGCTTCGCCGTTAAGCGTCTCGATTTTCTGCATGAAAGGATCTGCCTGATTGCCGCGAATTGCTTTCATCACCGGGTCAGCGGCAAGTGCGTTCATCGCGTCGTCAAGTTCCTTACCATTCAAGCCCTTGCACTTGCCATACGCATACGCATAGGCGGTGTTTTCGGTCTTCTTGCCGTCAACGTCTTTCGAGTCAACGCCATACACGGCAACGATCTTGTTCTTGACGATCGCGTCAGCGTTCGCGGTATTCTCGGCGATGATTGCCAAAACCTTATCAATCGGTTTCTCGCCAAGATTGAGAGCGTTGAGAGCCTTGACGGTTTCAGCGTTCTTTTCATCTTCCGAATTGCGGAGCTTGTCACCAAGCCCGATCTTTTTGGCGATATCGTTAACGTTCGCGCTGTTGTTCGCGATTGCGTTACCGATAAAGCCCGTAGCGTCATTCATGGTAATTTCCACGGGTTTTCCTCCGTTAGTTGATTTGTCGATGAGCGAAATGAGTTCTGATATTTCGGCTTTGTTTTCAACGTCAGCACGGGAGACATACTGTCTCAGCGCGGGGCGCGATACTTTACCATTCAGAATCATTTTGCCGTCGCTATTTTCTTGCGTGATCTGCCCGTTATTCACGAGGTCGCGCATAAGTCCGATATCAATATCCTGCTTGCCGTTCACCGTCTGACTCATAGCACCTTCTTCTACGGCGTCGTTACGATCTCCACCGCGAGTACCGATGATATGGTATTCATTCATTGACTGGAGTTTCTGCTGATCATATTGAGGTTTTGAGACAAGCGAGAAACGCAAAAGACCTAGCTTCGCATCGCGAATCAACCCGGCATTGTCGGTAATGAAGCCTTTCGGCGGTATGTAAATCTTGAAGTAAGCGGTTCCTGATCCGTCGCCATTCTTTACCATCTTCATACCGGTAACGAATATATCGTTAGCCGGTTTTGAGCTGTCCGAATGGCCGTCTTTCGATCCGGGTATCGTGCGTGTTTTCAGGGCTTCGGCGAGTGAATCAAAGTATCCCTCTTCATAAACACCGTTAACGCCCCATATATGAGTGTTACCGATTACCGGGTACTTGATTGCTTCGACTGAAAAGTATGGAGTAAGGTCATCTTTTAGCAGTTCATTCATCGCGGCGGCTGGTATCGTGTTATCGATGTCCCTCGCGGTTATTTCAGTTTGAAGAGTTTGCGCATAATTGAGACAAACAAAATCTTTCATGCGTTAAAAATCGCATGGAAATACTAATCGCGCAAGATTATGATTTAGTAATTATTATTTAGTAATTATTTTTATATAATACACTTCAATGATCGTGCAATCCCTTTACGCCGTGTAACTACGCCTTTTTTTATAAGCGCATCTATTATCTGGCGTGCGTTATATTCTGATGTCCCTATTGCATCCGATACATCTTTTATCGTTGGCCTGTAACCTTCACGATCATAAAATAAAGTTATAATGTCCTTCACTTGGCTTTGTCTCGGCGTTAATCCGTTCATTGATTACCTCGCATCTGTATTATGCCATATATATTATGATAACGCAATATGTTTACACTTTTCTGTTTTGTGTCACAATCATTATGAAATAAACACTGTTTTATTGTAATATTGCGGTTTGCATGAATACGTTATATTGTTTCATTACGGACTGGAAAACCGTGATAATATGAGCTAATATAAAGAATCCCTTTGGGGTTCTGTTTTGTACGCTTATAGCTCAGCGTCCCGGCTTTCCACCGGAAACAGATCACCAAAGGTTTTTTTGTTTCTGGAACGTTTCGAACTGCGGGTAAAACCACATCATAGAAAGTTGTCAGTCATGGCTTAGATGGACACCGGTTACAGGCCACGGCGTGGAGTTGTCGATAGATGCGCGTCGTTATTTCCGGCGGTTGATACAAACTGAAAGGCACTAAGTAAAGGCGTATTAGTCATTTACCTCGTTGGCGATGCCGTGGCTCCGTAGGGCATGAGTTTATCGCTAGAGACAGCAACCTAACTTGACTTTACCAGTCTTGCTTAGGGGAATTGTCTCGTTAGCTCAACCGGTTCACCATAGGGCATAAAGGTAGATAGATAAGATAAGGTTTAAGATTGACGTTTTGCCCTTGACCACTGGACGAACTTGATAGCAAGCGCGGCAAGCTGAATTGCTTCGGTTTCCTGTTTGACGGGATCAGTTTCGGCAAAGATTTCGTTGAGTTCCTCGGCTAAAAGAGACATTGGCTCTGCCTTTCCACAGGCTTCAGCAATATCATTATCCGCCTTATGTATATCTGCTTCATTTACATGCCATTCGACTTCTTCATCGTCCGGCATGATTATTTCCAGCTTATCCCACGGATGCTGTTCATCTTGGCGATAGCGTTCGGCTTCTATCTCTGCAAAGATTGTCTGTAGGTCAAAAGAGTTCAGGTGCATTCGTTTCTCCTTGTTTCGCTTTAGGCTTGCCACTACCAAACATTGCACACCGCATACCGCGCCTTGTTTCGCAGTCGTATTGATGGCACCAATGTTTACCGTCTACCTGTTCGTATTGATAGCATTTACCGCATTCCTTATCAGCAGTACAGGCCTGAAACTCAAAGGCTAAGTGTTCGATTTTCATTGTAGTGCCTTTTCTATGTCGTTTGCGTCGATGCTTTTCCCGAAAGGTATTGAAAAGTATTCTGAGCTTCCGATAGTTGACTCAATACGTATCTGGATATCTTCACCGCATTCGGAATATCCTTCCCACTCATCGGACGCAGTTATTTCAATACCGTATTTTTCAATCAGTGTTTTAAGCTCATTCAGGAACGGCTTAACATTTTCTGGTATAGGCTCTTTCATCGTTTCGTTCTCCTTGTCTAGCAGTATACACCATGTTTAGATGATTATGCTATAAGATCGTCAGGTTGAAGCGCTTGTTAGCAACCCCTTTTAGCGTCAACCTCTTTGCACTTTTCATGCAAAACACCTTTGTCTTTCCAATCCTTTAGAGTTTCGTACACGCTCATAAACGCAAAATGATCTTGCATTGCCGCGATGCCTATTTCGCCATTTACCGGTGCAGCGCCTTTATACCCTGCAAGATACATAATTTGATCGACAACCCGATGAGGCACGATGTTAGTGCAAAATATTAAATCCCACTTTTCAGCAACATCATAAAATGAGTTAATCTGTATTTCTGAAATATCCGCGAGTGTTTCAACAACTTCAGGCGTCAGTGCGTTTTCCTTCCAGTCTGAGTTCCCGATAGCGGAGTGTATGTCTTCATCCATAAAGCAATCTTCTATGTAAACCGAATCAAGGCCATGCTTGAACGCAAACACGAATCCGTCGGGGAGTTTTGTTTCATCGAGCTTGTACGCTTCTTTTGCAGAAGCCCAATAAAAATACGTCTTCTTTCCTTCGCTTGTGTACTTTATTCCTCGGCCATCCCGTGTTCCGGGAACTTCCCATAAATTAACTGATGTGAACGATTTCATGTCCCAACGTCCACCTCCAGTGGTCTCTGCCATTAAATCACCAGTCTTCAGCAAAACGCCTGTTTTATCTTTCATGACTTCCTCAATCAGGGCTTGGTCGGTAATCGGTATAAGCGGCCCTTGCGCTTATACCGTGGACGATCTGGCTAACATTAAGTTAACTGGCAAGGCCCGCTACGGGCATCACACAATCCGTCAGAATAATAATGAAAACACCGAGAATAACCTTTCGGCATTGTGCATTTCGGGGACTTGTCCAGTTGAACTTGTTGTTCGACGCCGCCAGAAAACAAAGCCTCTATTGATTTGATAATTTCGTTATATTCTCCGTCTGGAACCATGCGCGATATACTGACAGTTCCCATCAATCTTCCGTTTTCGTATTCAAGCGCGAGTCCTCCGATAACCCTTGAAGTCTTTATCTTCACGGTTTCGTCCTTTCTGGCGGCTTGGTTCGTGTCGGTATAAACGCGCCAGTGTTTATACCGCTAAAGAATCCGTCGAACATTTGGATAACTTGCAACGGTACTCCGTTGTCAAGTTGATCCAGTTGTTAGCTACTCTTATATTCTTTCGCGCGTATAGCTGGCCTCGCCCACGTCCTTTGAAACTTCATCCATTCTGAATCGCGTTCTCCTTTTGCGTCTCGATAAAGCATTGCCATAGGCATGAACCCGGCTTCCATACATTCAAATAGCCGTGATTCAGCCGCGTCGAACGTATCTTTCGGATAACCGACAAGCACATAAGCGCGGAGAGCATGGCTTGCGCGAGTGAAGCCGCCTTCAAGTAAAATCTTTCCGGCATAGTGAAGAGGGTCTTGATCTTCCGGGCCATCATACGCAAAAAAAAGCTGTTTCGGTTTTAATGCCTTTAATTCAGCAACGTGCCACGGTTTTAAGATTGCCGCCTCTAATCCGCCTGTGAACTCGGGCGAGTGTTTTTGTCGTTTAAGCATCGCAAATACTTCGCGCACATGGGAATCGGAACAGGCAAGCAAATTATCGTCCAAAATATTCCATCCGTCCTTTACAGGGAGTTCGCGAATAGACGAGCCTTCGCGCTTCCAAACCGAGCAAAACCAGCACTTATTCGGGCAACCGCGAGAGGTAATTGCATACCCTTCACGGACGTACATTCCCGGTGTAAAATCCTCGCCACGTTGTCCGGTTGCGGGGCCTCCGATCGTAACCGGTGCAATATGCTTCCACTCACGGGCGAGACGTTCCGCTTCAGGCAAGTCCCATGTCCACGTCACGGAAACATGAACGGCGTCAACCTCGGGCGGGAAAAGTCCCGGCTCGCCGGTGAAAGCCAATTCATCGGTAGGTGTTGCGGATGTTCTTCTCGGGAAAACTCGCGCGATCCTCATTTCTTCCTTTGGCATTTCGTCAGGTATAATCCCGCAGGGATTATCCTGCGGAATGTCCAGCTAACATAAATTAGGCTGAACAGTCTAATATCCTATTAGAGATTGTATAGCATGTTTGATTTTTTGTAAAGCTATTTATACCGATTAAACGCCGTAAAGCGCCGCCCAGTCAGCTATTCCGTTATCCTCGCCGTTTACGTAGTCTTTCAGTTCTTTGATGAAAGCGTCGTGATCTTTAAGGACTGGATTAACGCTACATCGGCACTGAGGATGAATTGTGTCGGTATAGTATTGTATTTGCTCTTTAGTGTAAGGGCCACCAGCGGCTATTTCAGGACAGGTACAGTCCCAATCGATATGAGAAGGCGATAAACGCCATTCAAACATACCCGTTGCCCCGGGATTAGCGTTCCCCGACTCGATATCCGCTTCCCTGATTGAATTATAAAGCTCCGTCCTTACTACCCGTTGTGTGCGATAGTCAGCCCCAGCCGTTCCTAAGCGCTTGCGGTATGCGCTTGTATCGACTTCAAGTTTACCCCATCGGCCTAGAACCGCTTCAGGGCCAGTACGTAGGTATTGCTGTATCTCTCTGGCTATCTTTACCGGGTCTTTACCGGCTGCTATCTCACCTTCGATATAGGCAAGTATCTTATCGCTGAAATTGTCTATACCGCCCCATATAGAGTCAGATAGGTTATACCGGGCGCGATTCTCGACCTTTACCGGCGTGTATTCTGCGTTATACAGCTTTTTCTTACGGGTATTGATACGCTCGAAAATGGCGTTTATCTTTTCATCAATGTCTCGGCCAGCATCACGAAACGCTTCCTTGACGTATTTATCGTCAATGTCAGTCGTACGCTTAACGCCTTTCGATACGCTTGCCTTGATGATTGCTTTTATCTCGCGGTATAGGTAATTACGGTCAAGCGCGTCTACGATCTTATCGCGGCTTGCATCGGATAGCGGCCTTGAAGGAAGTCGAGAGATAACGCTTTCAGCCTTGCGCGTCTGCTTAATATACAGCTCACGGATAGCGACGTTATTAGCGCATTGCAGCTTGCTGATATATGAGACAGTTTCGCGCTTGGCTTTGCGGTATTCGGATACGGTCAACGCCTACTTTCCTTTACGAGTCGCTTTGTTACGTCTAGTTGTTTCTCTTCAAAGTTATACGTCAATTCAACCGGTATGGGCATTCTGGATTGTTCTAATGTTTCCATTATGCGCTTATATTGTTTAGGCCGCTTCTTTTCTATTTCGCATAACTCATCATACAAACCTCTGTATAAATAAATTGTCCCCATCGTTTCACTCCTTGCCTATTACTTAGGCGTTCTCGCCTTGGCTTATCGCGTCTGTATTGCTAAACGCCTTATGCTTTGCCGTTGCTTTCAATCCTGCTATAAATGCCTCTGCGTCTGCTTCTGGCATATCGGGATAGGTTCCCTTGATAAAGTAGTATGCATCCTCAAGCGTGAACCCGGCTACGTTGTATAGTGCCGCAAGGCCTTGCGCCATGGTATTAAAGATCGTCGCCTTTTGCTCTGGTGCTACAAGCGAGAATGCTCCCCACTTTGTATCTACCGTCCCGTAGTTACGCGACTCGACGAAAGACATAATCTCAAGCGACTTATTAAAAAGCAGGTTGTATGAGCTGGTATCCTCATTCTGCAATCCGCGTATACACGCCACTCCATTGTTCTTCTGGATATCAGTACTTGCCATATTCCCTACTGCAAGCGACGGCCAAAATATTTCAGGGATATCAGATCCGATGATTATATTCTGCCTAAGTTTATCAAGCATGTCCATGTGACCTTTAAGCGCATCGGACGAAAGGAATATCATTTGAGCCGCTTCCCCGGTCTTCGACAGATAGAATCGTGAGTCATACATGGTATCATTGGCATGAGCAACGCCGGTAAAGCCGTTATTGGTCAGCCAGCTATCGATATTGTCGGTCGAGATATTAAACTTCGGCTGGAGTTCTGCAAGTATCTCGCATGCGTTTTGCATGATGTCATGGTATGTCTTATACGTGCGCATATTTGCACCTAGCACTGTACGGCCTCGCGGCTGGTTTACCTCTGCAGCATGAGGGAACGGGATAGGCATAGAAGCGAATACGTTACGGTATGTCTCGTTATCATATTCACCTTGGCTACCCTTGCGAAGCCATTGCACTTCTATGCGGTCTTTTGTTATTTTCCGCTTTCGTTCGCTGTATTCTACCATACCGTTACCGATAGCAACGCAGAATTGCTCATGCGTCCAGATGGTCAGTATTTCGCTTGTGGAGGGGTTTATGCCGATACTCTCGATGGTTTCATCCGGGATAAGCTCCCATATCAGTTTACCGGCTTTCGCGTCGTATCTTGGCCATATCCATGTCGTACCGTATGTGCATTTAGTTCGCGTGATCGTTGTAAACATATCGGAGTTTTGAGCGATGAGCGTTTTAACCGCCTCGCCTGTTTGATCGTCGCTTGGCGCTGGAGTAGGAATACCGACTATCGCCGCGGGTATCGTTATAGGCGGTCTGGCAAGCGGTGAAGCGTGTTGTAGTCCTGCCTTTGTCCCGTCTACCAGTCCTTTAAGCGTTTCCGCATTGCACGGATAACCGCCTGTTTTATCTACGGGATATGGGCGCATGGCCGTTTTCCGCGTAACGTCAACTATATCGCCGCGTTTACGGCCAAACAACCATTCTTGTATTCCCATATATCACCGCCTTTTGTCGCGTATTATACCATTGCTTTACCGTCGCCGCAATGCCGCCATATCCTCGCGTACTTTGTTGCTCACTATCCCGCGTGGCTTGAAGAATGCCAATAACAATCCATCGGCACGGTCTGGAGACTTCCCTCCGTTGCGCTTCTTGTATATGTCTTTCGCTTCGACGCGCTTTCTTCCTGCTGTATCGTATGTGTAATGTCTTCCAGCAAGCTCTGCCTTGAGAAACTCGTCATCTGGTATCTGGACTTCTTTAATCGGAAATGAGAACCATAACTCATCGGCTATAGTGACATACTTTTCCTTGTCGCTTACGTCACGGCCTCCGAAATTGACCTCTAGCACGTTCGCGCCCCAAGAGCGTAGAAGATCTATAACGCCGGGATTATATCCACCATCAACCTTTATTATGATGTCATATCGTTTATCTGCTATCTCCCATACACGAGACGCGACAGCAACGGTATCGAATCCATGGACAGAATCCATCTTTATTACCTTAAGGCCATGCCGTCTAACGATAACGCTATCATCATGCCCATACCGCGCAACGTCAACGCCGATCTCTTCAACGCCTTCCTCTGGCACTTCACGGGTACACGCTGCCTTAATATCGGTTAAGGAAAATACCGCTTTATCGCCTTGAGATCGTGGCATACCCTCCCAAATATGTATTGCCTCTTCAGGGTCACGCGCATAGTCTGCATCGCGCTTCTCTGGTAACTCGCTATTATTAAACCATGGATTGTCTAATTGGCCGGGCCTAAGCGTCAATATACAACTATTTGGCCTTTCATGCTTTACGAATACGTCATATACCGGGTCACACTCTTGAACCCGGTTAAACAGTACCCATACTTCGCATCCTTTCTTTCGCATAGACGGCAATACGGTTTCGAGGGTCTTATACCCCATGTTATGCGCTTCTTCCATGATTAGGATATCGATATCGTCAAGGGATCTATAGTTATCGGCTACAATGTCATTGAGTCCACGAAACATGAACTTTGAACCGTTTTTCGTATTCTCTATGTAGGTTTTAGTTACTCGCCATCCACGATAGCCGAGCTTCTTTATCATGCGTACTATGGTCGAATAGCTTGAAATATCAAGAGTATTTTGAACCTCGCGGGTTATCATTACGTTTACTTTCTCGCCGAAATAACCGGGGCATTCCCCGAATTGAATTGCAAGGCTCATCGCGCTTGAAGTTTTTGCACCTGCACCACGTCCACCATGCGCTATCTTATATGCGTAGTGCTTGCGCCATTCATCGAACTTAGGCGCGACCTTCTCACGTTCTATCTGTTCACGGATTGCATTGAATTGGTCTATTGTCAGTTCGCTTAAAGATTTTTCTTCGCCCATTCTTTCGCGGCCTTAACCTTGTCTTCGTAGCTCATTCCTTCTGTAACGTCGGCTGTAGATACATTGGCATTGATTTCGAGCACATCACCGTCTTGAGTTTGCCGCATCTCGCGAAATAACGCGATAGTCGTCGAATCTGCTTTCTCGATTATCTTTGCTACTGCCTTTTTTGATAGGTCGTCGAATGACTGTTTAACCAATTCACCTTTTTCATCTTTAGTTAAATACTGATCTGATATGACATTAGCATAGAAGTCGCGCCACCTTCTTGCCTCACGACGTGCCTCTCCAGATGCTATACCGCCTTTACGCCCTAATTCACTAGCTTCTTGCTTGCTTCGCTTATTTGCCGGTATGAGTTTATCAGGGTTACCGCGTGGCATTTAGTGTTCCTCTTGCGTTTCGTGATTGCAGTTTACATACTGTCCATTTTCATCTTCTAGAAACTCGCATTTATAAAATGGTTTTTTATAATCTTTATTATGCGTGCAGTCATAGCATCCGTTTGAACCGACTCTTTTAATTCCTATCACTTTCCCTGTAATTTCCCCTACAGATTCGAGCTTATAAGGGCATTCTGTTAAACCTCTGTATTCGTAGTGCTCAAAATAGATTTTGTGAAATTGTTGGTTTTCTTCCTTGCTTAGTTTCTTTGCCAGACATTCTACTAATCGGTCAATGCGTAGGGAATGAGCAATGGCATCGCTTAACCGTTTCCATGCTGTATTTAGGTTATTGATGGCTTCGATAAAGGTCATGCTTTTACCGCCTTCGCCTGTTCCCTAGCTTCCTTGCGTTTCGCTTTCTGTATCTGCTGTTCTTTCCTGTACTGTTCTTCGGTTTTTACCGCATTAAGCCCGTAGAATGTAGCTATCGTGTTTACTGTCTTTGCTGATACCATCGTTCTATCGAGGTTTTTACTTTCCGTAAAACTGATAGTTTGCGGTGAAAGGTTTAGCGCACTGGCTACCTCGCGTACGGTAAGCCCTTTATTCCAGCGGCCTTGTGCTAGCTGTTCTGCTACTGATTTCATGCATTCCCCTTAAAAATGACCGTCTTTTCCGGTCTGCCAGTTTTTGTTGCGCTTACGACCTGCGTCAGTCTATCCGTTTGCAACCGGAATCAACCAATACCGAAATTGACTTGCACAAGCTCGGGTCACTCATGGCTAGCGTGAAGCCGTTTCACTTTTTTATACCTGAGTCGAACAGGCTTTCTAGCTTTTGAACCGGCAACGAATCGAACGTTGCATGGAAAAGAATGTTTACAAAGCCAAGTGCGCTACTTGCACTCCTTCCCCTCGCGTGTGCGTCTACCCCTTCCGCCACGGTTCATTATCTATTATAACGACTTAAAGCTATTTGTCAAGCTAAATAAAAACGCCCTACCGGTGAAACGACTTCCGGCAGGGCTGAATCAAGGAGTGGCCGACGATAAAGGCGGCTAAGAATGGTATAGCATGGTATGGATAGGCTGTCAAGGAATAAAAAACCGGACGGTTATGACATAGTTTCCGTCCGGCGGTTCATGTTTTATTATTCAGTGATTTCGCACATTCAACTATTTATCCGGGTTTTCATGGTCGCCCGGTGCCCTAACGGTTGCTACTTACCTGTAGAACTTGAAGCCTGTTTCGTGCTTGAAAGTAATACAAGCATCCATGGCCGTATCCCAAAAATACGCGGTTTGCTTTCACTTGCCGTATGTCCATCGATTGCAATGGCGCTTATGGCGGTTATTCGCTCTATCGTTTCGATGAACGTAACTTCAATCGGCGTAGTTACGATAGCGTCAGGTACAAGAAACGATAGAAAGAAGATGGTGAAGTAAATAGCCGTTACCTCCTAGCTTTTTGCAGGTTCTTCCTGCGCTCCGGGTTTTTCGTCGTTGGGATACGGGCCGACTATTTCGCCATTGTCTGTTCTGACAAAATAACAGCCAGCTTTCGTTCTGATCCATTCGGTATATCCGATCTCTGCCGGATTATCGTATGAACCGATCTCTTTGATACCTTGCATAGTTTACCTCCTTGATAGATTCGTTTCGTCTTGCCCAATAAAGGAATCGAACCCTTGACCTCGGCCTTACAACGGGCGCGCTCTGCCAACTGAGCTAATCGGGCGAAATAACCGTATCGCCGGTAAACGCGGCTGTCTTGTTCGGTCGCACCCTACCCGGATATAAACCGGGTGCGGGCCCCTCAGTCTGATAGCTTTGACTGACTTGAACCGGCAACGAATCGAACGTTGCACCAGCCGAAGTCCCTCGCGTCGATATAACCGGCATGACGCGCTCTGGTTTGTGCTACTATCTGGAAAGTATCGCGCTAGCCTTATTACGCACTTTCCACGCCCTGTTAATATGTTTTCAGGCGCACCCACAATCTCGGCCTTAATCCAGTGATAGCGGCTTCCCTGTCCGCCCTCGGTTCATGTTGTCATCTTACGCAAAACGGTTTCCCGTTTAACCTTACGGTCTTCGCTTCGCTTGTGGTCGAAGTGCGTCCCTTGATGACCGGCTATCCGTTACCTCGCCAACGGCGTTTCACGGTACTACTATTACCTATATCTTTAGATATTCCGTTTGCGTTTTTTCGCTGGTCTAACGGCTACCCATTATTTCAACACTCATGCGAGTGATGATTTATTTATTACTAGCGTATATCCATATACAGCATATCACGGAAACGCCAGCCGCGAAAGCTAAATATAAATAAAATGCAAGGTCAATGACTTTCAGCGTTATCACTCGCGGCCTTGAGTTCTTTTATCATCTTTGCAACTTCTTCACGTGCGCTGTCAATAAAAGCTCTTTTTTTAAGCATATCCAATACTTCTTCCAGTACCTCGATTTTGGCTAGGCGTTCGGCGGCTAACCATATTTCAAATGCTATTTTCTTAAACTCTTCACCTGAATAAATCTGATTAGAGAATCTAGCATTATAGTACTTTTCAAACACTTCCTTAATTTGTTCGTCTGTCATTTCCCGCCTTCCTTTTTCGTGCGCTCCTCGAACTCGGCGAGAATGGCAAGATAAACCTTTGTCCTTTCGCCGCCGTCCGCTATGTCATTGGGCGGAACTTGTTTAGCCCACTTCTCCGCGATTTCCTGCGCGAGTGTTTTGGGAAGGGCTCGCATATAAAGAGTTGATTCTCTCGATATTTCGGTCCCGTGTACAGTTCTGCCAATCCATCGCACTATTGCTTTACCGGCCCACGATCCTGCGCCGTCCCATACGCCCGGATTCGCTTCCCGTTCGTCGCGGAGACGCTGGACTTCGGCGGCGAGTAGCGCCTGACAAGACGCCTTTACTAAAAACAGAGGGCATTCACGCGAACAGCTTGTACTCTTCATCGGTATTGCCATATCCATGCCTTCAAGTGTATTATTCATTCTGCATACTTCCTTGATTTTTCGACCAGTTGGTCGCTACGTACTTCATCTGAAACGCCGTCGTACTGAACGCTTGACATAAACTCGCGCATTTCCCGTATCATCGCCCTTGCTTCGTCGCGTTCATTGCGGGCGTCGAGAAGATCTTTCGCGTAATCCTTGATTGTTGCGGTCAAGTCTTTGCCCGTTATGTAATCAGCCTTCGATTGGCGCACTGCCTGTTCATTGCTCACTCTCTGCTTTGTTTCGCTCATTCTGTTTCCTCTTCGTGTATTCTGGTAAAGTACCTTTCGGTATTCAAGTTTATCAGAACCCCTCGTTCAATCTTTTCTATCTGCCGTTCTGACATACCAGGCAGATCGAACTCCTTAACTGTTTTCATGTCTTCCATGTCGAACACCTGCAATGTCTTTTTCATTCCATCGCCTCCTTACATCAAAACCGCGAGAAAGTCGCTATAAACGGCCTTCTCGTGCGTTATAGCGTTGTTTAATCGACTATCCATTCGACGAACTTGCCGCCCTTGAGCTGGTAGAACGTGTTGGCCTTGATGGTCTTTCCGTCAACCTTCTCGGTTTTGACGCAAAGGATCTCCCCGTCATCGTTTCGCTCGGTTACGACAATCCAGCAACCGAGAGAGCCACGAGCCTTGCCTTCGTATCCGGTTGCGATGGCTACGGAGTCCTTGCCGGAAACGGTAGCCGCTGACCAGTTGCCCGTGTTGGTGGCCGCTGACTGGTCGCCCGTGTTGGTGGCCGCTGACTGGTCGCCCGTGTTGGTGGCCGCTGACTGGTAGCCCGTGTTGGTAGCCGCTGACTGGTTGCCCGTGTTGGTGGCCGCTGACTGGTAGCCCGTGTTGGTGGCCGCTGACTGGTAGCCCGTGTTGGTAGCCGCTGACTGGTTGCCCGTGTTGGTGGCCGCTGACCGGTAGCCCGTGTTGGTGGCCGCTGACTGGTTGCCCGTGTTGGTGGCCGCTGACTGGTCGCCCGTGTTGGTGGCCGC